CGCTGGCTTGTTTTGGTTGGTTTGTGCTGGTTGTGTCTGGTTTGGTGTTGGTTGGGATTCGTTGTTTTGTTCGTTCATTTGTTCGATTCCCTCCGGCGGGTGTAGTCTGGTTTGTGGTGATGCCAGGAGCCCGGCCGGAAGGTCGGGTTTCTTGTTATTCGCGGGTGTGTTGGATGATCGCTTTGATTTCCTCTTTGGGGACTTGGGGCACCAGTGGTGCGATCTCATCGAGGCTGTATCCGGCCTGATGCCATTTGATGATCATGTCTATGAGGGTTTTCTTGACTTTCATTTCGTTTCCCTTCGTATTTGCTGGATGATCGTCTCGTATGGTTTGCGGTGGAAGATGCGTATCCACCATTCGGGGCGGCGGCCCCATATGGTTTTGACTTCGGTGAGGGGGAACCATGATACGTACCATTTTTGGCAATTTCCGCAGTACAGCACCTCGCCTTCCTCCTTCGGTCTGGGATGCTCATGGTCGAACGCTGGCGGCCTTGGCACCAAATAACTTCGATTGCTCATTTTGTGTCCTTGAGTGTGATGCGTTTCATTCCTTCGCCGCCTTCATTTCTTGGACTTCACCGTCGAAAAAATCGATGATGAGATTGCAGATGGCGACCGCCGACGTTTTGAGCTGGGTTTTTTCCTCTTTGTTTTCGGCTTTGATGGCGAAAACGCCATCCTTGCTGTTGAAATCGATTCTCATTTCGTGTCCTTCTTTGTTTTGGCGCATTCCGGGCAGAGGCTGTCGTTGGGGTCGGTGGAGTTGGTCTGCCATCCCTCGTATTCAAGCCGATGACGAGGTCCGACGTCCCACTTGCGGCATTCGCGGCATGTGAGATGAAGATGATTGGGGCAGAGGCTGTCCCACGGATAGTCGCGGTCGATATGCCATCCTGCGGCTTCCAGCTCGTCCGGTGAGCCAACGTCGGTGATGTCGCAGTCATGGCATTCGACGTGCCAGTGGAGCGGACAGTAGTGCCTGCCTTGGAGCTCGTCGCATTGCCAGCCGTGGTCGGCGGCCTCGTTGTCGGCGTCCTCGTAGGTCGCGTCATAGACGGAAAGGCTTGTGTGGCACTCGTCGCAGACGACGAACAGCTCATGGATTTCCCGGTAGCTCATCTTGCCGGCTCCTTGTCCGCTCCGCTCACATGGCTCCAGTCGCAGGACAGGCCGCCCTGCTTGTAGCCCGAGTAGACGACGCAGTCCACTTGCCTCGCGTCGGGCAGGGTGATGACGCATTCACGGAATTCGTCGTTCTGGGCGGAGCACTGCGAGTCGATGGACCTGACCGCATGCGCGGGCGTGGAAGACTCCGACGCGCTCCCGCATCCCGCGAGCGCCATGCATATGACGGTGATGGCGAGTGTGATGCGTGTTGTTTTTCTCATTTCGTTTCCTCCTAGTGTTTGCGCCATTCGCCGTTGGCGTATCGGTTCCATCCGCGGATCGCGGTTTTGATGTCGTCGTCCGGGGTGGTGATCCAGATGGCGTTCGGACATCCATGGCATTTGGCGATCCAGATGTAGTGCATCTTGGCTCCGATGATTCGGGCGTAGGGTTCGATGCCGGGTTTCCTCGTGCCGCAGTATGGGCATGGGCTGGTCCTATGCCATTTCCTGGCATGCGATGTGGTGTGTTTCATGGTTTGCCTTCCGTGATGACGACGGCGCGGATGCCGTCCGAGGTTTTGTTCGTATGGTGGCGTAGGTCGCAGTCGATGACGTGCAGTCCGATGCCCTGGTATTTCAGGACCGCGTGGACCGGACTCAACCGAATCAGATCCAATGAACCGTCCAACGTGACGTCATGATGGGTGAGCGCGATGCATCGCCGGCCGATCAGGTCGGCGGGATTCCGGTACTGCCACGCCATATGCGTCTGGACCGTCATGGCCGGCCTCCGATCCAAGCGACCAGGACGGCCGCGCACAGGAGCATCATGGCGGCCACGGTCATCACCATGCTCCCTTCAGGAGCTTGCGGTACCACCGATAGTCGGAGATGTCACGACGGATGCAATCACGCACCCTGTGCGAACCGGCATGCCCCTTGTACGGATCCTCGGGACAGTCGATGAACCTCAAATACCGGCGGAGCGTGGTCAGGTCGAACTTGCGGTAGGACAGCCACCTGTCCGGGTTCAGGTCGAGACGTTTCAGGAAGTCGATGTCGAAGTCCACGTTCGTTCCGGCCGGAACCAAGGTGAAGCGTTGCGACAGGGATTCGAGATACTCCTCCACGGCGTTCGCGACCGCGCCCACGCTGTCGTCCGTGCGCGAGCCGTTCAACAGTTCGAACAGCAATCCATTGTCCGTGTGCATCGAGAACGCGACCGGGCCCATGTCCAACAGGTTGAGATAGTCCGGTCTGATGATGCGATGCAGGGATCCATACGAATGTTCGCCCAGCATGTCGGTGCATTCCATGCCGACCTCCAACGGCAGACTGTCATTCCTGTCCGTACCGGTCGTTTCGAAGTCGAGCCAGAGCAGCGCCTCCGGCTTCACGTTCAGGTCTTCGTCCTGTTTCCTCATGATTCTTCCTTCCAATTGCTTTGCCATTCGATGATTTCGATTTGCGTGAGCCGTTGCGCCGTGCCGTCATCCAACAGCCACCACCAGTCGCCGTTCCAGTCGCGTATCGGCGCGTTGAGCGGATCGCGCCAGCTCGGGATGATGTAGCCGAACCGTTCCGCCTCCGCCGGATGCGCGTGCGCCCAACCATGACAGCCGGTCGTGCCGGAACCGCACAGTTCGACGATGTTGCACGGCAGGTCACGCATGGTCGGGTTGGCCCGACGGCGCAACTGCCGGTGGTGGCCGCTCCTGCCCGGCCAGACGCTCGGGTCGTGCAGGTTGCGTCCGCAGCGAAGGCAATGCCAGCCCTGACGTGCGAGCGCGATGCGTTTCGATTCCTGGAATTGCCGGTCGCTCATCGTCGCTCCCTTCCGATTTGTTCGAGCAGGTTGATGCAGGTCGAGCAGTCGCGTTTGATATCGCGGATACGGTCAAGGTCCATATCGGCGAGCGCCGGGCCTTTGAGCGCGTCGAGTTCCAATCGGTCCGCGGCCTGGATGGCCGAGGTGAGGATGCCGGCCATGTGTGCGATGGTCATTGCGTTCATGCCGCCGCCTCCTGTTCGAACAATTGTTCGGCCAATACGTCGCCGGGCACGTTCGCGAGCTGACGGCGCAGCATGTCCGGGTCCACCACGCCTTGGTTGAGCAGGTCGGCGACCTTGCATGCGAGCTCCATGTACGTGTCCGTGCCCTCGCAGGCTATCGAGCCGACTACGCGTTTGACCTCTTCGCTGCCCCACGTGAACCGTCGGCGAGCGTTGGAATTCTTTGGCGTGGCGAATCCGCGTTCCTTGCCTTTGACGAGCCAGTTGCGGTATTTCGCGTTCCAGTCGGCCGAGCGGGCTCCCGAGTCGAGGGC